ACGCAGGCAGTCCGGCAAGCCCCCTCCCCCCCTACCTAGTGTAAATTCATAAATACATGGAAAGCTCTCACATGACTGCTTTACAGGTGTATATCATGACTGTCTGTCATTACTAGTGACAACCACACATGCATAAACACTAGGGTTCTAGCTTGCGACGTGGCAAAGTTGTAGGATCGCACGCAAACAAGAGCTTGCATTGCTTGGCATGGTGGAACGAGATTGCAAGCTTGCCAATCTTGCACGCAAACAATGATTTGCTTTACACATGTAATGCAAAAATGCGTTACCATCGAGTAATGCCTTTTATTGCAAGTAACTTGCATTAAGGATTCCATGCTACCATGCCACAAATTCCCATGCCACCACGCCACAAGCCCACCAAGATTCCATGCAACCAGTTTGCAAGATTGCTTGTAATTATTTTGCAAGAAACTTTGTAGCGTTGCGCCAAATTGCCATGAAATGGCAACGGGCGGCATGGTACATGGTGCATGTATACAAGCTTGCAAGGTGTTTTCTTAGTTGAACGTCAAACAACTACAAATAGTATTTTATTTCTTGCGTTATGTGCATGCATGTGTTTTTGTGTACGAATCCAAAGCGAGTTACTCGCACTTATAAATACTAAAAAATACTAAAATGAATTATTCAAAACTTATCTTGCAAGGCGCTAAACTTGCAAAAACTCCACTGCAAAGAGCAAAAGTAGAATACTACGCAAAAGGCATTCAAACCAAGCTTGCAAATATTGATCGCATGTTAACTGAGCTTGAAAAGCCTGACCCACGTTTAGAGCGTGCAAAGGCTACCAGTGCGAGACTTGCACGCTTACTTAAATAATAATCTCTAACAATTACTACATATGAAATATTCACAACTTAAAGACACCCAGCAAGCCGCATTTAATAACTTCGAGGGTATTATATTTGCTTACAGTAACAAACAACTTGACGAAGGCCTTACAAAGCTTGGTGCGAGCAAATCAGATATTACAATGTGTAACACTGGTATGTTTGTTCTTAAGACCAGAGAATGCGCAATGTATACTTTACTTGAAACAAGTAACAAGGAAATGAAAGAAGCGCTAAAGGATGAAACCTTCTTGCAGGATGCGCTTACATATGAACTTTGCAATCATGAGTATTGCATAACAGGCAATACAAGGGACGCGCTTGCAGCTCTTGACCTTACAAGTGAAGAGATACCGGGGCATGTTATGAAAGCGAGCAGGATAGCAGCAAGCAAAGATTATTAATCTAACATACTACATACAAATACTATGAATTACGATATACTACTTTTACTTTTACCCTGGATCTTTCCAGCTTATCTAATGCTGCAAGATATTATCAACGAGAAAGGGGAGCTATGAAACTAGATAACTTCAAATGGTCACGTCAAAAGAATGGCGTGCTAGACTTCATAGATATTTACAACGAGGAAAGTGTTTTTGGGAAAGGTTATGCCAGCATGTGCATGATGCATGAGAACAAGCACATTTTAGCAACTAACTTGCGAGCTTGTTTCGGTTTCCTGACTTTGCACAAAAGCACGAAACTTGCGGAAAAAATACTTACAAAGGAAAAACTAGCATGAACCACCACGCAACAAAACTCTTTCCAATCGCTCTGCAAGAGCTGATTGCGATTGGCGAGAAAGGCATGAAACAACGAGAGCAAGGGGAGCGTGCAAAGCGTGGGGCACGGCCTCGTGAAACGAGGGCATGTAAGCATGTAGCATGTAGGGAGAAACAAGCAAAACAATTACAATTACAACTTAAATAATTATGAGCATAACAAAAGAACGAGCAAAAGAATTACGTTGGCTTTGCAAAGTTTGGCCAGGTGAGCGTTGCAAGAATATCAAACGAGAAAGCGAGCAGGAAAGAAAGCGAGTAAAAGAAATATGGGATAAGAATCCTTCCGGCTTTTCTTCTTACTACTCTACACTTTGCGACATTGAACAAGGGAGGGTTGAAGGATGAGCGAGAAACAAGAAACACACACACCTGGGCCATGGCACAACTTTGAGCAAAATGGCATGAATCCAAACTATAAAGGATTGTATGAGATAGACGCAAACCACCCAAGCGGTAGCCGCCAAACTATAGCGGTCACACCTTACAAAGGAGACGCTAGGGAATTGGACGCAAACGCCCGGCTAATCGCAAGAGCGCCTGAGCTATTAGAGCAATGCAAGCTGTTTGAGAAATTGCTTACTGTAATGATCATGGAAGGCGATAGTGGCGCGGATCTTGAAAGAGATAACTTGCGCGCAATCCTGGACAGAGTGGAAGGAGAAACTGCAGCATGATTTATTTCGGCAAGGTTTACAATTACGAGGGCGATAAATATCGCATCAATGCAAATACTTCTAGTCTATCAGATGCCAAGGATATTCTAGCAAGCTGGGATTACATGCCACCACAAATTTTAAATTGGATTTACAATAAAGAAATGCCCACAAAGAAATGGAATTATTACAAATGGAAAGCGAGCAAAGGATTATGAATCACACACAAATTAATAAAGCTGTCAGGGATTATCCAGGATTACATGCCGCATCAAGTTTAATTTATGAATTAAACAAATTAATACCATTCAAAGATGATAAATATGAATGGCTTGACGAAGTAGTTGATTCTGGAATTTTAGATTCTTACGAAGTGAGAGAATTAACAGATTTAGTTACAGCGCTATGAGCAAGCAAGAAAACTCACTACTCCCAAAGCTCGCCATGGGCTTGTCGGTATTCCTGGCGCTCAAGTTTGGCACGAAAGTGCTTGCATGGTGGGCTAAAAAACAAGGAGAAACTTAAACTCTACCCCGTTACCCCTTTAAAAGCGTTTTGATTGTATGACATGAGTAAATACCCTCATAATCAATCAAAACGCTTTTTTGATGCCTTCTTGAGCTTCATATGGCATCATATGTAGTACAATGTAGTCTCATAAATCCTAGAATGGATTCTTTTGATGTAAACTAGGTTCAGGTTCTTGCGAAGAGAAACGCCCGGTTGGTTTTGTAAAAGTAAGTTTAGTTGCACGCACCTCTCCATTTCTGTTCTTTGCAACATTACAAATAATATTATCCTTAGTGGGATCTACTTCTTTCTCTCGGTGCATGAGTAATACACAGTCTGCATCTTGTTCTATACTTCCAGACTCTCGTAAGTCAGAGAGCATGGGATTTCTGTTTTGAGATTCTAGCGCACGATTTAACTGACTCAATGCAAGCACACTACAATCCATCTCAAGAGCAATCTGCTTCAAAGTCCTGCTGATTAATGAAATTTCTTGTACTCTGCTATCCATGCCTGGCACGCCCAAGAGTTGCAAGTAATCGACTACGATTAAACCAAGCTCTCCTTCAAGCCTTTGTTTAGCGAGAAACGCCTGCAAGCCTTGCAATGTGCTTGTTGAATCATCCTTGAATGTAATTGGCCATGATTGCATGGCTTGCACTTGCTTCTCAAGTTTTTGCTTATGTCCGGGTTGCAAGAATCCTTTGCTTGTAGGTTTTCGTACTCCGCTAGCATTGGAAAGTAATCTACCAGCACACTCACTTGCAGTCATTTCAAGACTTGCATACGATGTCCTTAAACCACGCTTTGCAGTCTCATAGGTCATTTGTATTGCTAATGCAGACTTCCCTACTCCAGGGCGTGCAGCAAGCACATACAAACTACCTTTCTTGAATCCACCTCCAAGAATAGCATCAAGCTTGGGTAGTCCTGTACTAATTGCTTGTGTGCCACCTGCATCCACTTCGAGAAACTCAGCGTACGCTTGCTTGCTTGCTGCTCCACATGCAACCACGCCCTTTCTTTGAGAAAGTGACTTTGCAATGGTGTTTACAAATGTCTGAGAAATTTCTTCAGCAGGTTTGCTATCTTTTAAATCATCATTGGCTTGATACAAAGCACGCTCCACGCATCTCGTATTACGATGGTTAATTAATTTCTCAATGTATCTTTCAATACTTCCACCTCCATACTTCTCTGATAAAAACAATATCTCATCTTTGAGGTGTGCATGTTCAATGATTAAATCTATCTCGTTGCATGGACTGAGTCGCAGGCACGATTCAAATATCGTTCCACGATCCATGCTAGAGAAGTCATCTTTGGTTAACGCTTCTCCAGCTTGTGCAGTTGCTACTCCACTCTCATCGTGAAGCATGGAAGAGAGAACTGCTTGTTCTGCTAGTTCGTAATCAATCATCAGGGTGTTTCATCGTGACATCAAAATTTAATCCATGAGTTGAAACAGAATTATCTATGACATTATCATAGCCTCCATCATTCAACCATGAGTTTGGATGTTTTGCATAATTTCCTTTCTCGTGAAAATGTTGATTGTATTTATCTGCAACTATCTTTGGATCAAGATTTTCAAGTGCATCCCAATTCTGTCTGATAGTCTTGACCACGCGTCTTGCAAATTGCTGGTTTTTACACACTTCCCAGAATGCTTGAAACCATGCATGAGTTTGCTCCTTTTTTGCATCTTCTTTTTTAGGCTCTGTATTATTTATCATTATATCTTTAGATATAATATTATTATCTACACACGTGTGCACGCGAGGATTGTAATACGGGGGTATTACATTGGCATTTTGGATGGTCGGTGCAATGAACTGTGAAATCGCTGCTTTTACGACCTCAGATTTCCTCATTCCGGTGAGTTCACAAAACAACATTAATCGTGCGTTTGCGGACTCGTTTAATCGGAACGATGTGGTGTAACTTTTGCCTTCTTCTTTTTCTTCTTCTGACATATTTTTATCCTCCTATTATTGCTATGATCCAGGCAAAAATCATCCACATCCAAGTGATGACTGCTGCTATAAACATGGCAGTAAATATTATTTTATTCATTATTTTATTAAGTGTTTGCATTGTGCGTGTTTGTATTTGTTTGTAGTATTTGATCTCGTAAAAGAGTACGAGATGAGTATTTTTTTATGGTTTCTACGGGTATCAAGTATGCCTTTTTTGGTTGGGTATCACCCTTCCCTGTGAAGATCCGCAGTGGTGGATTCTTCTCCACAATTAAGTCTTTTAACTTCCTTGGAGTAATAAATATAAACTCCGATTTCGTGTCAAAGATCCACCAATCTGCGGTTGTTCCCATAAGCCCGGATGGCTTGCCATACATCTCGATTTCCACCACGAGGTTGCCAGAGTAATGCGCCTTCCAATCTTGTTTCACCTCGTATCCTTCCTTGGTATTTGCCAAGAAGAAATCGAAGCCTGTGAATTTGCCTGGTATTGCTATGGGCTTGTGTCCAAGAGATTGGAAGAATGCGATTAACTCGGCCTCTCGCAGCTTGCCAATGTTAAGACTCGTGTCGAACTCGGTCATGGACACTCCTCTTCCGGGACTCCATCTCGATGCTCAATGTCCCCTGTTAACCACTCTTGCATACCGCACAGGTAAAACCACAAGTCCATGACCTCATCTTTGGCACAATCAATGTGTTGTCTTAGTTGCATCTTCATCATTCCTTTATCCCCACTTGCATTATGTTCTTCAATTCCAGCTAAAAACTTCTTGCGAGCTTTTACCCTAAATTCGTTTAATGCATGTTCCATTAACTTCTTATCTTTTAGTTGCGAACTATTCATATTACTTTGTTACCTCTACCCACGTCTCTTCCTCTTTGTAGGTTTTGACTTTTTCCTGACTGACTTCGAGGGTGATCGCTTGAGGGTCATCTTCTGGTATAATTTCAGCACCCCGGAGCGAATCAACGAGGTACTTGACTCCCCCAACCAAGTTGTCCGGGTCGCAGATCCTGACTCGTTTTGAGATAATGCGGACTCGATGGCGATCATCGCCTCCTTCTGCATTTCTCTCTTCTCTTTTACTCGTGCCCACCGATTCATACCTAGTAGTGTGTTCAAGGAAGGGGTTCGTTTCTTGACGCACAGTGTTATCTTTTCTCCCTTTTCCATTAGTTGGCATCTATGTTCTTTCCCACCAGGTTAATCCAGTATGCCATCTCACGATCACATTCAAGTAGGTCAGCAATCTTACTACAGGTGTGGGAAATGTTGCTATGGTTTCTATCAAACACCTTACCCAATTCCTCCACCTTGTAACCTTGCTTGCGTGCAAAGTAGACCGCACATTGGCGGGCCAATGATACATCCTGTGTACGCTTCCTACTTTCAATATCTGCAACTGTCACGCCAATGGTGTCTGCACATATCTGCTTTATTTTATCCACATCAACCATGCAATCACGGGTAGTCATAATAGTGATATCAGGGTCACTTACATTATTCATATCCTCGCCAGCAAGTGTTGCCACTAACTGTTTCATTGCTGCATGGAGCACCACAACCGCGCCATCAAAATTACCAGATGCCATGTGTTCTTCGGCATAGCCCAGCACTTTATCCATCTCGTTTATTTTCAATCTATTAGCCATTCTGTTGAATCCCTTCCTTCGGTTTTTAACCATTTGTTAATTTCTCTTTTATCCCATGCGAAACCTCTACCTCCTCTGCAAGTCATGCCATCAATGATATAACAGGTGAATCCTTCATCAGCATGAAATTGATCCAAGGATGTTTGCGATTTGTATCCCATGAGTTTTAGTGCCTTCTTAGAGGTGATAAGGTATTTCTTTTTTCCTTGATTCCGACCCATCACGCAGACTTCTTTCCCTCATTTTCCCAACGCAAAGCAGTGGAAAAATCAACCATGTCAATGAGTTGTTTGTTCCCTATCTTCTGCCCTACCACTTGGTGCTTCTTAATTATCCTGTGGGCATAGCTCCTACTCACCCCAAACCTTTGTGCAAGTTGTGAGATCGATAAACGATTCTTTGCATATAATGTCCCAAGGTTTAGCGTTTTAACATCATCACTATATCCGGGCCATACATCTGTCCGTAAGCATTCACCATATATCTTCATTGCTTCCAGAACTCGTGGGATCTCCTTCTCAATGTCTGCGTTTTCCAATGCGTAGCAAGCAGTTGCAAATGGTGCGGTCTTCTCTACCACTAAGAAGACGAATTGCTTGGGTCTTTCTCCCATCGCTCGCAATGCAGTCATATACCATGCAGCTTGGAATAAGTACCCATACTGACGCACACTCTTAGCAAATCCTTTCTCACTTGCATCAATTGTAGTCTTTAAGTCCAACACGATACCACTATCCTTGTTGTACAAGTCAGGACGTACCTTGCATGGAGTGCCTTCGACCTCGAAGAATCCTGTATGTTCAATCAAACTACCTGCATCGTACAATAGATTCTTTGCTACCGGATGTTGCAACACACTTGCAGCTACGTCCATGCACATCACATAGTCGGATGGTGGTAACCATCGCTTGCCTGGATTAGCATCTTCCATCTCTGCAAACGCTTCCTTATATGCATTAGTGCGTGGTGAATTACCATCGATCTCTGCGGGTTTACATCCATACTCAGTATCAGTTAAGTGTGGTTCAAGCACCGCACTATGGATCATACCACCATTCAAGAGTGCAGGTGAACTTGGACTTGGTTGCCCCATTGCATACTTGACCTTTGCTGGGCAGGTAGTGAGCAGATTATCTGCTACACTCCTACCCAACGCTGGGTCAGCATGATAGGCCTCGTTAGTTATGCCTAAACGTAACATATCAGAATGGCGCTCCGTCTTCATCCACTTCAGCAGCAGGCGGTGTAAACTCTGCAAAAGGATCTCCACCACTAAACAATGCCGGAAGGTTTATCTTCTTCAACTCTGCCTTGGCAATTGCACGAATGTCCTCGTCCATCTTCTTGATAGGCTTCGGATTCATTGCATAAGTTGTATCCAATCCCTCGCCATTTCTGACAACTGAGATGTCATACTTCCGGCAGTCTCCCCAATCTTCATCCTGTGCAAGCTGCAATAATTCTGCTTGTAGTTTTACCTGAGTAAGCTCTAAGATTTGCACCTTACTTTCGTTATAGTTATAAACCACGAACGCATAAAAGTTGCGTGGCTTATCTGCAAACGCCATTGGCGCTTGTGTACCTTCAGCCCAGCGAATTGGACGCTTCTTGCCATCCTCTTCTGTCCATCCCAGCGTTCCATGAATAAAGCCTGGAGTCGGCTTGTCATCTGATGCTCCAATGATACGAAACTTATTTTCGCCTTGCGTGAATCTTAAGTAGTTTCCACTAC